TTTCGCCAGCATGTTGACATTCGAGCGCGCGCGGCTTACGCCGGTGGCGATGACGGTTACCTGATAGGTGCGGTTCGGGTCCAGGTTGGTGGACAGCACGGCATGGGTTTCGGTCATGGTGCCCCACGTGTGCATGTTCACGTAGTAGGCCGACGTGTCAATCCAGCCGGCGGCCACGTCGTCGGCGGTGATGATGCCGGCGGCCAGCATGGCGCCGCCGGTCAGCAGGTCCGACGGGGTGTGGAAAGCGCCCAGGTCATCCTGCATGCGGACTTCGGCGATGCCGTTGTTTGAATGGCTGTTGAAGCGCAGCAGCGCGGCGCGGCTGCCGGGCGCCGTGGTCCAGCGGGCGTAGTCGCCCCGGGTCAGCGCGCGGCGGCCGTTCAGGGTGGCGTTATCGGCCCAGCTGGCCCCGCTCCAGGTGATGCCGGCGGCGGCCCATTCGGTCACCAGGGTGGCGAGGTAGCCGGCGGCATAGTCCAGCTGCACCAGCTGCCGGGACTCGGTGCCGCCGGGGGCGTTCGGCGAGTTGCGCAGCGAGTGCACCAGCCACCGCAGCGGGTCCAGCTGATAGGCCAGCCAGTAGTTGTAGGTGGAGATCCGGCGAATAAAGCACTTGCCCTGCGGCATCGGCCGGGTACGGGCCAGCAGCGCGGCGCGCAGCGGGTCCAGCAGCTGGCCGGTGTACTTGCCGATGGCGGTATCCAGCCAGGTGCCCAGCGCGGCGCGGGTCGCGGCGGTCGGGCCGGCGACGTAACCGGCCACCGCGGTGTCGGCGGGCACCGCGTTCGTGCCGGGGATGCCGGGCGGGCCGGCGGGGCCCACCTTCATGGTGGTGATGACGTCGTCGGCGGTTTGCGATTGGGTGCGCAGCTCGGCGGCGAAGTCGGAAATAGGCAGCGTGTCGGCCGGGAGGTTGAAACCTAGCGGTGTGGTGGCCATGGTGTTATGGTCCGATTCTCTTGAAGTGTGCGAAGGTCAGGGCCGGGCCGACGGTATTGCACTTGCCGGTGGCGAAGGTCGGCGAGGCCTTGAGGCGGGCCGGGGTCCAGTAGTCGGCGCCGGACGGGATGAGGGGCTGGCGGGCCAGGGTCAGGGTGATGTCCCATTTTTTGCCGTTCCATTCCGCGCTGCCGCCGATCACCAGGCCGCGAATATCCGGCTGCGCGCGGTCGGGGCGGGCGCCGGTTACGCCGGTGATGGCCAGCATCACGGAAAACCGCCACTTCGGGTCCAGCAGGTACGACAGCGTGGGCAGCGGGAGCTTGTCGGAATCCTTGATGGTGATGGTTTTGGTGCGCCACTGCGCGCCGTCGCGGGTCAGCCAGTGCTCCATCAGCGGGGCCAGCTGCGCGGTGCCGTAGTCGCGCGGCAAGTCGGTGTCCAGGTTCACCGACTTGACACCGTACGTTTTGCGCAGCGCCGACGTGTTGACGTAGGTCCGGGAAATCTTCGCCACCGTGGTGGACTCTTCCCATTCGAAGTCTTCGGCGTTCCACTTCGCCGGGCGGATCGCGTTCATGGTCACTTCGGTGATGACGTCGTCGGGCTCCATCGCCCAGCCGGCGTCGGCCAGCACGTTGGCGGCCGGGACCTGCACCAGGAAAGACCCCGGGTTGGTCGGCGCGCCGGGGGTGGCGTACCAGGTGCTGTCGGCGGCCTTGCCCAGCTTGTCGGCGGCGACGTCGCGGGCGGCGTCGGGCAGGGCCACCAGGGTGCGGGTGACTCCTTCGCCGGGGCGGTAGTAGCTCGCGTTCCGGCGGACCATCAGCTGCGCGCGCAGATACTGGTCAAACAGCTCCAGGAACGGCTTGTTTTGGTAGTGCAGCGCGGCGTGCATGCGGGTGGGGTAGGGCACCGGGTAGGCGGCCAGGCTCCAGTCGTCGTCCAGCCAGTAGTTCATGTGGCCCATCCGGTCGGCGCCGGTGGCTTCGACGCTGTTGACGTCTTCGAGCAATAGCGCTTCGAGGTCGGCGGTCAGGTCGGTGGCCTCGATGCTGACGCGCAGCGCGCCGGCTACCTCTTCGTCGGGGTGGGCTTCCATCCGGGCGATCCGGCCGACGAAGTAGGTAAAGTCGGTTTCGGCGCCGGTGGTCGGGTCGTGGTAGATGGCCACGATTTTGCCGGGCTGGAGGTCCAGTGATCCGGCGTCGGCCTTGACCAGAATTTCGAATGATGCCGATTCGGTGGTCTGCATGTCGCCGTCGTTGTCCACGCCGAAGTCCAGGGACAGGCCGGCCAGCACCGGCCGGCTGCTGCCGGCGGTGCCTTCCAGCTCCAGGCCGTCGATGTAGACGTGCGGGCGCGGGTGTCCCATTAGCGTGACTGCCTTCCGGTGGAGCGCTCATAGGTGCGGATGTAGCCGGCCAGCTCCTTGCCCAGCGCGGCTTTGTCGGTGCCGGGGCCGGCCTTGACGTCGATCTGGTAGGTGTTGTGGATGATGGTCGGGCCGGTGCCGGCGAACGCGCCGGAGCCGGAGCCGGCCAGGGCGCCGGCGGTCGCGCCGAAGCTCGCGCCGAAGCCGGCCGGGGCCGCGGCGCCGAAGCCGTAGGTGGCCGGGGCTGCGGCTGCGCCGGCGGCCGCCACCGTGGTGAGGCTCAGGCCCATGGCGCCGCCGCCGTCACCGGCCGATGCCGCCTTGTTCTTCGCGCCGAAGAGGCTTTCGAACCAGCCGATGGCGTCCTGTACCCACTTGATGGCGTTCTGAATGCCGCCCACGATGCCGTCCAGCGCGGCTTTGCCGGCGTCACCCATGATGCGCAGCGCGCCTTCGATGCCGCCCACCGGGGCCAGCAGGTCATCAATCCAGGCCAGGACGTTATTGATGCCGTCCACTACCCACTGCCACACGGCCACGGCCACGGCGCCCATGGCGTTCATGGCGTCTTTGAACCATCCGACGTTGTTGTAGGCCCAGATGATGCCCGCCACCAGGGCGGCCACCAGCAGGATCACCACGCCGATGGGGTTAGCGGACATGGCCGCGTTCCACGCCCACTGTGCGGCGGTGGACACCGCAACGGCGGCCTTGCCCACCAGCTGGATGGCGTTCCATGCGGTCATGGCGGCATTCACCAGCCACACGACGGCGGCGAAGCCGGCCACGGCTACAGCCAGAGGGCCGAGAACGGGCGCGTACTGACTCAGCGTGGCAATAATCGGCTCCAGCACCGGCAGCGCCGCGGCGCCGATCTGCGCGAACGAATCCATGGCCGTACGCTTCAGCGACTCCAGCGCCACCGACGGGCCGCCGTTGATGGTCTGCCCCATGCGGTCGGCCGCGCCGGCCACCGAATCGAACTTATCGCCCATCGGGTCGATGGCGCCCAGGAACTCGGGAATCTTCGCGGTGCCCAGGTCTTCCAGGGGCGTGCCGAAGAGGCCGATGGCGGCCTGCGCCTGCTTCGCCGGGTCTTCGATGCCCTGAAGGCCGGCCACGGTTTTGGCGAAGGCCTCCTGCGCCTGCGGGCCGCCGGCGGCGATCTTGCGGGCCATCTCTTCGGCGTTCAGGCCGATGGAGTCGTAGGCGGCCTTCGTCGCCGCGCTGCCGTCAGTGGCGCGGATGGTGAACTCTTTGAGCGCGTCGCCGGTTTTGTCCATGGCGATGGCGCCACCCTTAGACGCTTCGGCCATGATGCCGAAGGCCGTGGTGCCGTCGATGCCCAGGTCGGCGAAGTGCTTGCTGTATTCGTCCATGACGGGGAACAGTTCGGCCTGCATGGCCTTCGGGACTTTTTGCAGGCTGGCGGCCATCAGGTCATAGGCTTCATCGGCGTTCTTCGCAAGCCCGGTCTTCATTAGAATGCCGGCGGTCGATACGCCGTCGCCCACTTCGGGGAACGTCGCGGCAAGGTCCAGCGCTTTTTTGGTCAGCCGCTCGACGTCGGCGCCGCCGTTCGCCGCGAAGGTGGTCAGTGTCGAAGCGACGCCGGCAATGGTGCCGTTGACCTGCTCGAGCGATTCGCCATAGGCGTTTTTGTAGAGGTTGCCGGAGAGCGCGCCGGCCTTCTTCGCGTCGTCGGGTGAGAGGCCCATCGATGCGGCCAGCTGCCGGTTCGCGCCGTCGGCCTTCATGGCCGAATCCAGGCCGGCCACCAGTGCCACGCCGGCGGCGCCGCCGGCGAGGGCCAGGCCCTTTTTCGCACCGGCTACTGCCTTCTCCAGGCCGCTTATTTCCTTCTTCGCCGTGGCGGCGGCTTTCTGCGCGCCGGTCGCGTCGCCGATGATCTTCAGCGAGAGAATGGCGGTCTTGCCGGCCATGGTGCCTACCTTCGGTTAGCTTGCGCGCGGGCTTCGTTCTGCTCTTGCAGGATGTGGATAGCCGTCACGATGGTTTCGGGGTCTTCGGCCAGCCAGCTGGCCACCGGTATGGAGGTGGCCAGCGCCAGGGCCGTAATCAGATAGTGGGCGGATTCGTCAGGGTGTCTTTTCCCAGGCCGTCCACCGTGTCTTCGGCGTCGTCGTCGCCGGCCAGGGTGACGTCGGCGACGGATTCCACCCACTCTTCCCACGTCACGGTGTTGGGGTCTTCGCGCTTCGCGGCGGACCAGGCGCGGAACGGCTGCATCTTCAGCGCGTTCTCCTGAAGGGTGCCCCAACGGGGGTTATTCTTCAGGGTGCGCTCGAAGTTCAGGGTGTCGCCCAGGTTCGGGGTGACGGTGCGGACGGAGCCGTCCAGGTACGTGATGTTCAGGCGCTGTAGTGCCATGGTCTTAGATCCTTTTCACAAGTTGGTTCAGGTGGTCTTCGTAGACGCGTATCCAGCGGCCTTCGCTGGAAGTCGCGCCATCGGACAGAAAAAAGCTGCCAGTAATGTTCCGCGCCGCCCAGCCCCAGTGAATCGGCGGGGCGTAGGGGACGCGTTTGGTGCCGGCGCGGATAATGCCGGCGGTCTTCGTGCCGGCGGCCCTGATGGTGCGGGCCAGGTTGCCGGAGCGCTTCGGGGCCAGCGCCGCGGACGCTTCGGCGGCGATGCCGGCCGCTTCGGCGTGGGCGGCCTTCAGCTCGTCGATGCCGCCTTCGACGTCGGCGAGGCCGGCGCGCAGCTGGCGGCCGCCGTCCAGGCGGACGGTGAAGGCGGCCACGGCTTACGGGATAACGATGGTGTATTCGGTCGGCTCGCCCACCAGCGCAAATTCGAAGTCGGTGGTGTTGCGCGTCTTGACGTCGCCGCCCACTTCGAGGGGCACCACCTTGACCTTGCCTTTCCAGCCATAGTCGGAATTGGCGGTGGACGGTACGAAATCGAAGTCCAGCACCAGCAGCTTGTTGACAAAGGCCCAGTGAATCAGGTCTGTTTTCTTGTAGGCCTGAAGGATGGAACCGGACAGCGCCCAGGTGAGTTCATCATCACCGGGCAGCACCTCGCCGGACAGCACAGTGATGGCATCCGATGCGCTGTAGCTCGGGGTGAGTTTGACGTTGGTCAGCTGCGCGCTGAATTCCTGC